TGGTCCTAAAATGGTCCTAGCTTCGGCGAGCTGTTTTCTTTGTCGTCAGGCCGGAAACCCATCATCTGCGATACGAGGCCAGCAAGGCTCTTTGTGTCACCAGGTATCCATCGACCGTAGTGTTTCTTCACCATTGTGGTGTCGGTGTGGCCCAGTTGTCGAGCCACCCACTCTACAGGCACGTAGCTCGACAGTGCTTGGCTGGCAAATGTATGGCGGCACTGGTTCGGCCCTCGATGTCGCACGCCGACAGATTTCAGATGCCCGCCGAACCAACGGCCGACGCTTGACGCGTGCCACGGCTCGCCGCTCTGGCCGTTCCGGAACACAAAGCGCACGCTCTCTCGCTTCACCGTAATATTGTCGCGCTGAACGACATCAATCGTGACGGCCGGCAGATCGAGCGTGATCGCATGCTGTGCGCGCAAGTAGTCAATGGCGGGGTCAATCAGTTCCACGCGCCTGGCGCGACTCTTCTCTTTCGGGATTTTGTATTCCGTTTCAACTCGTGCACGGCGAACCATGATCGTGCCGCTCTCCAGATCTACGTCATCCCACCCCAAAGCGATCAGCTCAGAAACAGATAGGCCTGCCCAGCAATCGAACAGGATCATGTTGATGTCTTGCTGCCGAGCTGTTTTGATCTTGCTCAGCTTCTCCATTTCGTCCCTGGTGAATGGGTCCGCGCTGTCATCATCCGCGTCCCGCTCAATGTTCTTTATTCGTTCAAGCGGGTTAGAGCGAATGGCCCCATCGGCATAGGCATCGCCCCAGACCCCGCGCACGACGGTGAAAATGTCGTTCACCGTCTTTGGTGACAGTCCGCTTTTGAGTAGCTGAGCCTGGAACAACTCCAGATCGCTCTTGTTGACGTCGGCAATTCTCTGTTTACCGAATTTCGCCGTAACGTGTTTTGCCTTGGACTGATAGTTTCGGCTGGTGCTGCTCGCCTTCCTGGCCACCTGCACCTCCATCCAGCGCACAACCCCCTCTGTGACTGTGCGCTTGGAGTCGCCGCCCGCCCGGCCAGATAGCGCTGCCGCCCGCGCGGAGTCTGGAAAGTGCGCGAGGTAATCAAACCGGCCTTCCTTTATCTCTGCGAGTATCGTCTGGCGCTTGTTATTTGCGTAGGCAATCGAGGCCTTGTTGATCTTCGGAACGCCGGCCAGCGGCTCCTTGCATCGTTGACCGTTGAGGTAAAACGAGATGCGCAGCAGGTTTCCTTGGATCTCGACGCCTGTTGGCAGCTTCTCGGTCATGGCCTTCCTTCCATCCATTTCTCTATCGCCTGACGACTGTAAACTACCCGGTTTGCCGGGTCTTTGCGCCAGTGCTTGCCCTCCAGCCACAACCCGTTTGATCTATATTTGCGAGCGGCCTCGGTTGTGATTCCGAAGATTGGTAGCAGCAGTTCCTGACGGAACCACAGTCCTGGGTGAACCTGATATTCAGCTTTCTGTATTGCGGCCATGATTGGCGGTCCTCAATTGTATTTAATTTGATCTGGTCCGCACTGGGCGGCGGAAGGGATTACAGATTGACGGTTAGGCTGCTCGGATCGAACGGCTTGCCTTCGGGGTCTGGCACTAACACGGGTACGTGCTGGCGAATGAACTCGTCGAAACAGACCGGGCAGTAGGCTCGCTGTTGGGTGGTCAATCGGCCGTGCCCCTTGTAATCGCACTTGGGACACTTGATCGCGCTGGGGAGGACGCAGCCCATCGTGATTCCTGAACCGCTCGGCTGCATTTTTATTGATGCTTTCATGGGTACACCTCGCCCGCCGATCACCGGCAGGCTGTAGATGGGAAGGGGATATCCGGCAGGTGCTACTGATCACTGCTATGGTCCAGGCAGCCAGCAGGAGCTGGGGCAGCACCAAGGAGAGGTCATGGAAGGCACCACAACGGCGGATGAGGTTTACGGCCCGCGCAATGCGAGACTCGGCAGGCGTGCGGTGGACGGCAATATCTGGTCGGACACCACGATGATTTTCAGAATCATTGATGACCGGGTCTACTCAATGCACGAGCAGTACCTGGGCAGGCTCAAGTACGGGATGGCAATGACCGGCAGAGGGGAGCTGATTTTTACGATCATGTAGGGCGACCGCTCGTCAGAGCCTGAGCACGATCAAGGAGGTGGCTAGTCGATTGATAGCCGACAATTAAAATGGATTTTTATGAACACCAATTATTTCGATACAACCAACGCACATGATTTGGTGGGCGAGCTCGACAAGGCCACTGAACTAATGATGGCCCTGCATGTGGGGCAAGTTGGTGGTGAGCAGTGGAGGAATGCATGCTCGCGTCAGCAAATCGCCTTTCGGGAATGGCGTCAATATCTCTACCGGAAAGCTGATGAGAAACCGCCCGCGCGTTTGCTCAGCATTGGCTGACGTCGTTGACGCAGGCTTATTCTAACGATTGGCAGCCTGTCAGGCCGTCACTGGCTTGAACTCGACTACCCAAACCCACGGGTTCGACTGCCATGAACCGTCGCCATTGATCATCGTCCAGAGCCCGCCGAACAGTTCGAGTGGTTCATAGCCGTTTCTATCTGGGTAGATGTCCTGCTCGCAGCTCATGACACCCTCGTCCAGCGCCTGCTCTTCGCTGATGGCCTGCAGTCGCTCGACGCGCACGGCAGTGATCTCCAGTAGGATGCGGCTGACCCAGCGCGGCATGTGGATGGATGGTCGAGTTTTCCCCGGCGTGATCATCGAACATCCTGTTTGCCTCGAGGCACCATCTGCCGGGTACTGGATCGGCTCGCCGTGGCTTAGCTCTCGCGGCGCTACCTCATTAACCTGCGTATCAGCCTGCCATGACTCTCGCACCCATAGCCGGTCGCCAGGTTGGCCGTACGGGCAGTCACTGCTGACAAAGTGTTTTGTCACAGGTTTGCCGTAAATGTCTTGCCCGTAGTTGGCCCCACCTACGCAGAAATTACCGCTTGCATCAATGCGTGGTTGAACCTTAAGCGCACGCCGCGTGACCGTCTTCTGGCCCGACAGGATGGCGCGAACCATCGGCGCACTGAACAGAATCGGTCTTTCCTTAACCTGGCTCATGGCGTCACCATCCGCCGCGCCCACTGCACATACGGGCCGTCCTCGGTATCGAAAATTCCGAGCAGGAACCAGTCGTAGGCCGGCGGCTTTTCCGGTTCCCAGCCGAGACAATTAGCTGCGCCTTCCTCCCAGTAGGGGTGCGATTCGAGGTCGGAGTCCATGTGCCAGCCGACCACCTTAAGTTGCTGACCATCAAGCCAGGCCTTGTATGCGACATGGTCTTCATCGAAATTCGGGATTTCTGGGTGATACCAGTAGCCGTCCTCGTCGCGACTGACTTCTACGGGGCCTATCAACTTTTCTTCGGGCATGACTTCGTCCTTGCCGCACACGCGGCTGGCATTGAGTTAATTGAGAAGGGGGGTGGAGTTGTTCGACGTGGCCCGATTAGGCGTTGTCCAGCTGTGTCGCCTGGCAATACGTGCATGTCGTGACTTTCGACTCTCGTTAGTTTCCCTATTTGTGAAGGGGATATGTATTAGTTTATGAAAGATGCATAATCGCGCCCTTAACCATCGGGGCTGCATAATGAGAATGAGAGGCCAGGTTTTTTGGGAATGGGCGAACCCGCTTCTTCATTTCCGATCTAGCGACTTCCGGTTGCAGGATCAAGGCTCTATAAACGTTCAAGTGAGGACCTCGAGCACTGGCTCAGTGGAGCTCTTCATAGGGATTTATTCCCAGAATGGAGCAATGCTTTTCGAGGAGTCTTTCGACTCTCGTCCCGGCCAGACGATGACTCAGGCATTAGGTTGGGGGATGGAAAGGGCCAAAGCGTGGCTTGAGCGCCACGTCGCCGCGTCTTCGTCAGTCGGAAAAACGATTCCTTACGGAAAATAAAGATCCTTGATTAGCCTCAATCGTACCGCCGGTGGAATTATTGGGCTTGCAAGAAGTCTGTTTGTTTAGATGCGTACGAGAAGACCGGAATTCCTGGTCAGGCGCATTGCTGGTCAAAACGCATGCGCGACTCCGAAGAATATAGATTCAAATGTCACGAACTTCTGCTCCAAGTCGATGCAACGACTGCAACGCTAATGATGATGGTAGTTGCAAAAGATGTCTGCGGAACCCGTTGGGATGATGCTGTAGGTGTTCAGCTTCGAGCCTTTGAAGCCTGGACCAGTTATCTTCATGCTCCGCAGGGCTGATGCATCACTCATGATCTTTCCCCTGTGTAGATGGGTGGTCCTGGGTCAGGCGCTGGTAGATATGGCAGGCGCGTGCTCGGCAACATTGGCCAGGCCTGCATGCAAGTCGACCTTGGTGCCGGCCAGCATTCCGGCGATCTGCGCGTTGAGGTCTAGCTCAGCCTCTCTGACCTTCCTGGCTTTGCCGATCTGCTTGTCTGCGAGGTAGCTATCGATCAGCGCTTGGTGCTGGGCTTCTACTGCCACCAGCCCCTGTCCTGCGCTTTGATGTTCTGGCGTTGTCGGGTCTTCACCGCGCGGCACCAGCTGCTGCAGCTTGCTTTCAACCGCGAACACCCAAGCTATGGCGAAGTGATCTCCGGCAGTGGGGGCGGAATAGCAGACCCTGAACTTCCCAGCACGCACTCCAGCGATGTACGCGTTTCGAGCCAAGGTCAGCTTCGCAAGAAGAGTTTCGTAGGCGTAGAGGGCAATGTGTTGGGCAGGGCTCACCCCCACAAACTTCGCACGCTCGACGCGATTCTTTTTGGTCTCGCACCAATGGGTGTAACGCAGGGCCTTGACGTTGAACACCTTGGCCACAACCGCGCTCAGTTGTTGATCCCATAATGGGCGACGTGCAGCTCGCGACATCGAGGATTCGGCCTCGCCAACGTCGCTGACCTTTACGTCCGTTTCGCTGAGGTGGTATTCACGCATCAGCGCCTGCGCCTGGCGCATTGCTGTGGCCGCTTCGTTCTCGTTCGAGCTTTGCGAAAGCGCCAGGCAATGCTTGATCTTGCGGATTGCACGCTCAAGCTTTTTCGGGTCAATTGTTTTATCGGACATGGTTGTTCTCCACTTGATCGGATTTTTATGAGTCGTCATACTTGGGTTGTGTATTAACGGAAGTATCAGGCAGGGAACTCATATGATGATTTTTAGTGCTAGGCTATCTCGGCTGGCTAATGAATTAAAGATAAACTGGTTGATATATTCGGCTATAGTGCTTGCGGCAGTTGTAGTAGTTGCAGTATTGACGTTTTACTGTTTAAATTTTCCTTTCAATGTTTCGACCTCTCAAGAGATATGGGGGCAGTTCGGTGACTATTTTGGAGGGGTCTTGAATCCGATTTTGTCTTTTTTTGCTCTTACTGGGCTGATGATTACGTTGCGCGCGCAGCAAGCTGAAAGTAACAAAGCTGAAAAACGGCACGAAGCTTCAGCGTTTGATTCCCGACTTTTTCAACTTCTTTCATTAATGCATACCTCAGTATCTTCAGTTAAATTTGTGCGAACAGAACTTTTTGAGGCTTCGACCGAGTATGACGGTCACCGTGCAGTTGGATATGCGTTGAATAGGTTGCAGGAAGATTATCTTTACCTCGCAGAACGTGGGGTTGGAGAAGAAATGTATGAGCGATTAATGCCGAAATATTCGGCATGGAAAGGAAAGTATTGGTCAGGTGTGGCTAACTATATTGAGTCAGTATTGTTCGTGATTGAATATGTGCTCGCTAGTAAAGCAGGAAAAGATGACCTAGATTTTGCAATGCGAGCTGTTTTTGCACAGATGTCCTCAGATGAAAAACTGCTTGTTTTTTATGTGATGATTTTTTCGTTGCCGCAGAAAATCTTCATTTTTGGAGGTATGATGGATCACGGCTTATTTGGAAGTGCAAGCAAAGATGATTTGATGCCCTATAGAAAAGATCTGATAAATAGCGCTATTATGCAGAGATTATTAAATGGCTCGGTCGGCTAGGGTGACATGCGAGTTGCTCGCCGGGGTGGCGTGAGTCGTTTAATTGGGTAAGGAACGCCGCCCGCCTGCCGAGGCGTTCAGCGCAATAGGTGAGTTAAGTGATTTGAGCTACGCTTCTGCGCTCACATCGAGGAATAGTCATGAGCGAAGATCGTGTAGAGGCGCTTGAACTGGCGCTGAAATACTTGGTTATTGTGATGAGAGAGCGCGGCGTCGATCTGAAACAAGTGAACGGCGCCGTGGCAGAAAGGCTGTTGCAGTCGCCAGAGCGAAAGTATCTGGCGGCTCAGGCAGTTCTCGCTATTGAGGCGGCCGCCGCTGGCGCAGACGACACATAGCAGATCAGGCCAAACTCTGCGGCCACCTCGAATATCTGATTGAACGCGAGTCCGTCATCCTCAAGCGAATCGCCGTGCTCTGCGTCAAATCCCCATACCAACTTTCGGAGTGATTCACACCCGAGGCAAAGCTTGGCCGCGTAGAAATCACCATCCCACTTGCCAGCAAACCCGACATACCGCTCCTTTGGGGCGATGGGGCGGCAACAACTATCGCAGCGCTGATGCTTTCTCGCAGTCGTTACACGCTGAACTTCAAATGAATCGGTCATAGATCGCTCCATGCATGCGCCGCCCTCCGTGTCCGGTGGTGGCAAATTGGTTGGGGGTTCAATCGTCGGTGCAGATGCGCAGTGCTTCGCGGTTGTAGGCGAGCTGTAGCTTGTGCGCCACGGTTGGCGATACGGTGATTTCGTGGCGCGGGATTTCAAGCATCGGAAGCGCGCCGCCCGGTCCGAGGTTGTGCAGGTGGTGAATCATCAGGGTCAGAGCCTCGCCCTGCTCCTCGATTCCAGCCCAGGCCATCAGCTCACTCAGCGCCTGCTTCGTGCCGGGCCGCACCCTGAGCCGCAATTCCTCTTCCTTGGCCTTCTGCCGCTTGAGATTCGTCTTCTCGTCCCGCTGTTTCTGGGTCAGGGCCATTTATCAGCTCCGTGTAGCTGCTGGGCGGCAAGTGAATGTGATGCTGGCGTCTGCCGTGGCGAACGCGCATTTGCAGGCGCTTCATGCCGCCTTAACCTGATGCCAGGCCCCGGCCGCATAGAACAGCTTCGCGGCCTGCGCCTCGTCGAGCGAAACCTCCGCGGGGATCGCAATCCAGCCAGAGGCCACCAGATGGTTCTGGTTACAGGTGCCGCGTAGCTCCAGGTAGTAATGCTCGATGGCATCAGTGAGTCGATCGACCTTGTGCAGGCCCTCGGGCGATATCTCAACGGACTTCACGTACTCAGCACCGCGTTCGTCTCGACACATGGCGCTGATGTAGATCGTCCATCGGTATGAGAAGTCGAAGAGGGCGTTCGCGATGGCCAGGGTGCGGATCTGCTTGTGGCTCTTCCAGTTCACCATGATCTGCAAACCGCTGGGGTCTACGTTAACCACGGCGACATGATTAGTGCTGAGCAGGGCGCGACAACTGCGTTCGGCGCGGGCGAAGCAGTTGTTTTGCTTGCGGCGCTTCATAGCTCGGCCGCCATTTTGCGCAGTGTGTTCCTTTCGCGGCGACTCATGGCAGGGGGCTTGCGGTTCAGCACCGTGGCAGGGTCGATCCAGTCCCTGCGCTTTGGCGGCGGCTCTGGCTTGAACACGCCCACCTGCTGAATCTTGCCGTCTTTCCGCTCGAACTCGGCGATGGCCGCAGCCAAGCGCGCGGATTCGACGCTGTTGCGCTGGATGGCGCTCAGCTCGGTAGTCATCATGCTGCCACCTGCGTGATGGTTACTCCGTCCATTTGGAAATCATCGCCTTGAATGTGGACCAGGTCGTCCAGCGCGCCCCAGTTCACGGTGAGCACCGATATCGGTGCCCGGCCTTCGTAGACGGCTTTCACCAGTGCATGAAGGTCGGTGACGTTTGCTTCAAGCTTTGTCGGCTTGGGCGGCACCTTCGCGGATGGGGCGACGGCCGACATTCTTGAAGCTGGTTGTTCTACCGGTTTGGGAGCCACAGCGGCTTGCGGCGCAAGCGCGCTGGCTTTCGCTTTTTCAGCTTCAGCGACTCGCTCTGCTTCGGCCTCAGCCGCAAGCTTCGCTGATTCTTCAGCACGAATACGTTCACGCTGCGCCAGCTCTTTCGCTTCCTCGGCCTGCTTGTGCTCGTTGATCCGCACCTTGATGAGGGCCACTAGGTCGTCATTGTTCTTGAGCACGATCTGCTGAGCATCGTTGAACAGAAACGGATGATCCACTGCGAGCGAGCGCAAGCTTTCCAGGTTGGCGCGGATACCGTCGCCGATCTGGCTGGCCTCGATCTTGGCCCGGGCCAGTTCAGAGTCGGCGGCGTCACGCAGACTGGCGATATTTTTCTTGCCTTTGATCGCGCCTGCGAAATCTGCAGGGATGTCCGGCAGCCGCACCTTGCCGCCGAACGAGGTATTGATCTTGTCCAGGTGATCCCGCAGAGCAGCCTTCGCCTTCAGCACGATCTCTTCGCGAATGGCCACCTTGCGAGCTTTCACGAGCTTGTCCAGCTCAAGGCGCTTGCGACGGGCCTGTTCCGATATCTCGTCGATGGTTCGGAAGAGGGCGTCGATGGTTTCCGTCTGGCTCAGCGCATGTTGCTTGGCAGCTTCCAGGCGCTCCTCGACCTCGCCGCACCACTTCACTGTTTTCTCTGCGTCAGCGAAATGCTGGTCGGTCTGCAGGTCAGTGTTGATCGCCGAAAACACGGCCAGCGAATGGGCCTTGAACTGCTCCAGGTTGCTTGCAGTGACCATGCCTGTTACTTCGATGCGAAGGGCTGGGAGCGCGTCCGGGGTCTTCCCGACTGCCTCCACCACGGCCTCGGCTGGCTCATACGCTTCAAGGTCAATTCCGAACTGCTTCCAGCCGGCGACCAGTTTCGCGGCGCGCCCTGGCACGGGGAAGTATTCCATGGATACGAAGTTGTTTTCGGTCCCGTCCGAGCAAACGAAAATTACTTTCTCGGCACCGGACACCAGCAGTTGCTGCTCCAGCTGCCAGTAGTAATGCGCATCCAGATCACCCGCACGCACGTCGGCGGCGAGCTGCTCGTTCCACATTTTGTGCTCGAAGACGATTTCGCCCATCATCGTGCAGCCGTCGAGGGAGGCCAGCAGCTCGCCTTCAGTGCCCACAACCGGGAACAGGTCTTCGCCGATTCGACCTTCAAGAATCGGACGGGCCAGCGCTTCGGCTTCGTGACCTTTGTCGAACAGGTACTTCTGGACCCACCATGAAATGTCCCGGTCGAGCCCGGTCTTCTTGGCATGAAGCAGCTCGGTGCGCTTCATCTGTTTGGATGCGCCCATCATCACCGGGGCTTCCGAGGCGGTGCGATAGTTGGCGCGAAGTGCATGCCATTCGGCACTGCCCTGGATGACTTTATGCGTCTTCATGCGGTTTCTCCGGCGATAGGAGCCATTTGGTTGATTCGGTCGATCTGATCGGCACTGAGGGTGTATTTCGATTCAAGGAAGGCAATCAAGCTTTCGGTGTCGATCTTTCTGGTGTCGATACCGTCCTGCCATTTGGGAAGCATGGTTTTGAACTTATCGTCCTCGTAGGCGGGAAGTTCGGACCCTTGCTGCTCCGGCTGCGGGGAAACATCGCGGTACCGAGGGGCGCTTTCCTCCAGCTCATCTGGGCTGTAAACGCCCAGAATCACGTCCGGGCAGTAGAGGCGGGACCAGCGTTTGGTTGCCAGGTATGCGAGCTGCTGCCGAGGGTCATCGGCCCAGAGCGTGCTGTTGCGAGTACGCGCCTGAGCCAGTAGCAGCTCCAGCACCCTCGGTTCGTCTTCGCCGCGAAACGTTGCCCAGACCTTCACGCCCAAGCCTTCCTCGTCGGCAAGCTTCCAGCCGGGAGTGCGGTACTCGCCCTTATCCCCTTTTTTGATCTCAAACTTGCCGATGACCTTTTCCCAGTTGCCGTACCACTCGTAGTGCAAGCGATCTACGACAGGTGCGCAGGTCGTGATCACGGCGTTGACCAGCTGCGCCTCGTAACCCAGCACGCCATTCACCAGATGGGTTTTCTGTGCGACGGCGAAAGGGTTCATTCTCCACTGCATGGCCTGCATGACGACGGCCAGGCAATCGGCGGAATTGCCATTGAAGTGCTTCGGCAGAGTTGCTCGCCCGGTCGCCATGACCTCGGCCAGGCGCATCATCTTGTCCAGGCTATCGCCGTCGAGGACGAGGGCGCTGGTAGAGGTGGCTGCATGCGGAAGCACATGCAAATTTTGCTCGTGCGATACGGACGCAACGTTTCTTGCGGACATAGGAAATCCTCGCGCTCAATGCGGGCGCTGCGATTGAATAGGGAAGGGTTAGCGGGCCTTGGCGAACGCCTGGGCCATTGCGGTTCGCGGCTCTGCAGAAGCGATGATCTTCACGACCTTGGCGCACGCATCAGCCTCAAACCAACCGAAGTGGCACACGCCAACATTGATACCCATCTGGTCAGCCAGCCATTTATAGGCAGTGGTTCGACCCAAGCCGACAGTTTTCACGTAGTCGTGAAACTTCGACTTGCTATGGTTGCGAGCGGCGCGCAAGGCGTCATCAGCAAGCGTACCCAGCGGAATGTCGGTATCGGGGTGCAGGCCGACATAGGCGCGACAGCCTTGGCACAAATATGCAAACGGCCAATCACCGTAGCTGCGACCGTTGTAAATCTCCGAGTTGCGCACCAAGCACACATCGTCACCGCAATAGCGGCAGTCGGCAGGGGCTGGAATTGGATTTTTCACGCGCTTGAGGGCCCGGCGACTGACATGAGGCAGCGGCGCGGGCGCGGCAATACGCTCGGGGGCGTTAGCCCGAGGATCGATTTGCATGAGATTTCCTATTGAGTGATTTGCGATGCGTAGGCGCTGGCAAGCATCCAAGCGGTTACAAGGGCCAGCACGACGAATGAGCCTCGCCAGGTGTAGATGCGCAGCTGTCGCTGCTTGCGTGTCATGACCGGGCACCCACCGGCCGACGTTTGAGCCAGTCAGCTTTTATCGGGTAGGGCAGGTCAGCGACTCGCATGCCGACGGGGTAGGTGATCGTTCCGCGGACTTGAGCGCGGGCTTTCACGCCGTCGAGCTGCTCGTCGGTCAGGGATTTCACGATGGGCGTGGTCATTGAGACACCTGCAAGCGAACGCCTATGTCGTACAATCTTTCAGCGGAACTGTATGTCAGGCAGTGCGTGCACTGCCCTTCGGTGTAGCGGAATGCTGTGACGATGGCTTCTATGCCGGCCCTTTTCTCATCCGCCGCGATCTGCTCGGCGGTACGGATGGGTCGAAAGTCCACCTTGTCGATCCGCGTCGCTACTGGCACGCCGGGCACACCAATATCAATCCAGACAAAATCAGCGTGGTAGGCCAAGACAACGCAGTGATAGGTTCCAATTTCTGAAAAACCCCATAGTGTGTTATGGGGCGTGACCTCACACACCGTGCCAGCAGGCGGACGGCCTTCGCCATTCCACTCGATAATCACTTTAGCCGGGCGCTTGTGATACGAGTTATTCATGTGGCCAAAACCCATTTCCCAGCAACCGTTGATCCATGCTTGATACTGGCCGCCGTCAGGACTAAAAAGTTTTATCCAAACGCCGTTGTGCTGGTTGCAATGTGTCGTCCCTTCAGGCGCCTTACTCCAGTCAATCGTCATGCGCTTGCTCCTTTCGGTGGGCAGATCATTTCCATTTGGCCCATGGCGATGTTGATACGCCGGGCAAGGTCCTTTTTGTAAGCCTTCTCGGCTTCATTTTTTGCCGAGTAGTCGACCTTCTCGTCGTAGTTGTGGAAGAAATCGGCCTTCAGCTCGATCAGGTTTCCGTAGGCGTCGTAGCCGCCCGCAATCTCACGAACCGATTGCATGCCCTGGTAGCTGTCTTGATACCGCTCAAGGTCGCTCATGCGCAGACCCTCAGCGTCGACGCGCACAGGCGTGCAACCCGCTCATTGCGCGCCTTTGTAATGTGCCGATTAAGCAATGAATGCTCGGTGAAGCTGATATCGCCAGAAAACAAGGCGTAAGACAGCAGGCCAGAGGCAACGCCAAGCTCAGCTTCGGCGGCCACCAGATCGGTCGGGGCCAGGGAGGCCACCTTTTTGATGCGATCCGAAAAGAACGCAGCAGCTTGTTCGTTGAGCATGATTGCCTCCAGGGGCTGGGTTATGCGGTGGGCGGCTGCGGGAGTGGCATCCAGTGGGTCGGTTCCATTGAGCCATTGAAATCAGCTACGACATTTCCCAGGCCATCATCGGAAAGCGGGTGAAAGTCAGCGTCTTCCGTCGAGTAAATCGTTGGTTCTACCCAGCGCCCTTTAGCCTCGTCTCTGAAATTCCATCCAGAACCGATAACGCAGACGCCATTATCGGGCAGCCGATCTTCGACCTTGATCCATTCACTCATCACTCAATCCTCAGTAAGTGAACCCCTTCGACTGAACACTCAAGAGCGGATAGAGGCCATACAGGCACCGGAGAGGGTTCAGTCGGAGAGGTTCGGGGGTGTGGAAAGTGTGCAGATGACCGGAGCCAATCCCGGCATTCACTGTTTTCGGGGAAGACCCCCTAAGACTTGTGCGGCACTACGGGCCTGCGCATGGCGGCGCAATTCATCTGCATCGGTAGAGCGCCTGCATGACGTTTGCCGAGCCTCTGCTCTCGCGTTGGCTGACGGTACTCAGGAGCTCTCCGATGGAGACGAAAAAGCCCGAGAACACCCGGGCTTTCCATTTCGAATGCTTCTCAGAGTCGAAGGTTTTGGGCGGGACTTTGATCACCAGAATGACCTTGCCCCGCTGGTACATCGCCAGCGCCTCAAGGGGATGCGCAGTGTATCGGTTGGCAGGCCGTCATCAGGTGGCGGTTCTGGCCGCGCATGGCTGAGCGCTGCGCCGATCGGAAACAGTAGGAGCATGTGATTCTCCGGTTTGGGTTTGATGAAGGTGTCCAGCGTCTGCTGGGTTGGCTTCCGCATCGATCTGCAATCTCAGAGGGCGAACCCTCAGCCCACCGTATTGGCTGCCCCGTGCCGGGCTGGCGGGTAACCGGTACACACGTTCCGGCGAGATTGCAGACCGATGCGCTCTCATAGAGAGGATCGGGCAGTTTTCGTCAGGCTGACGCTGGCGCTGGTAGTTCTTGTGGTCACCGCCACGGGTAGCCCTGGTATGGCTCGCCAGATAGCCGATGTTCAGCTTGGCCGGCCAGCTTTTCCCAAAGCGCTTTGAGTCTTTTCCGTCCGGCCTTTGTTTCCTGGTCTGGAATGACCGTCTTCGCCAATGCAAATCCGCATTCGTCACTGCAGCAACTGAAGCTGTGGCCCCACGCCGAACTACTCATGCGTGCGCCACCCCATTCGTCTGGCGCATCTTTCGCACCGCAATGCGGACAATCGTGAGTCAGTAAATACCGTCTTGTTTGCACGTTCGTGCCCTCCGGTTGATTTCCCGTCTGGCCCTGTCGCCAAGGCCAATCGGTGAAATCCCGGCCTCGCTACTGGCGACAGGCCGGGGTACTACGTCAGCGGTGTGTTTGCTTCTGGCTCCTAATACCCGCTCACTGATTGCAGGTTTCGGCATCGTGGTGTGGCGACGGGCTTCCCTGTTCACATCAGCTCGATCAGCGTTGCTGGTGTGGTCGTCGGGCATATACAACATGCTACGTGCAGCCCTGTGCCTGGTTGTGTTTTAAGGCACATCGCATGAGGTCCGGCGCTCCTCATAGCCGAAGCTCGGAGCGCTAATTCAAATCGGTGTCTCTCCCTTCTGCCGCTGGGATTCGCGGGGCGCATTGCTTGCCAGGTCATTCACTCGGTCAAGGCGTTTCACCATCGTCAGCCGTACAGGGTTCTCCCTGTCGTGGGCAGCCTTTCGGGGCTGTCTGATCGCCGGTCGCCGGTAGAGGCAATGCGGTCTGTTGTTTGTTGCGCAGGCTGTTAAAGAGCGGTTCGATCCGCTGGGCCTGTTGAGGGGCTGTTTCGCGTCTCGATGAGATGAATAATATGCATCAATGCATTTTGTGTCAATGCATCAATGCAAAATAAAATGCATAGAAATGCACCAGAGCAAAATCTTATGAGGGCTTCTGTTTTCATTTCCAGAAATCCACAAAAAAGCCCGCTCAGTGGCGGGCTAGATGCTCTGCGAATAGGGGGCGTTAAAGCGTGCGTGGGCCGGGTTAGCGGTTGTAGATCAAAAACGGTCGAAAGTGACGAGAAAGCAATCGTAACGGTTCTGAATTTCTATCCTCATAATGACCTTGGGCTATCCCAGAGATCATGTCGGCGAACTGAACGCAGAGATTTTTTGAGCTATCACACGGAATCGTTTTCAGTTCCGTGGCAACGCCGCGCTCCATCCATAGCTTCGTTTGTAGGTAGTCGTGAAGGCTGTTGCCGCTCTGAACCTTGATGCTTCGGTCGTCCGGAGTAAAAATTACTTCGTCAGCTCGAGCCATGTGATCCAGCAGCAGCATGCCGATCATGTAGTTATAGAGCTTGTTGGGATCCTTGCGGATGTGGGCCATCACATTCTCTTTTTTGGCAGTGATGGAGACATACTGAATAGAGCCGGCGTTTCCTGCACAAAGCTTTGCCGCCAGCCTGGCAAACTCAAGCCGCTCCTCGCCATCCATGCGCGCCCATTTTTTTTCTTTGTCAGTGGGCCACTTGAATTTATCGTACAGCTTTCTCATGACGCGACCTGGAAGTCGCACCGAATGCTCAGAGGTGATCAGCGCAGAAATAGTGAGGTATCGGCTAGACCCACCATCCCGGTACGGGAGGTCGAATTTCCAGCCTAGATCTCCGCTTTCGTCCAAGAAAATAAATAGCTTCGTCATTGAAAGCGGATTTTAGAAAGAGGGGAGGTGCATACCCTGAGTCCGACGCTCTTACAGAGCGCTTACGATACAAATCATGCTTCGCGGCTGTCTCAGGCTTTACATGCACCCTGGAAGGATAATAGTTATGGTTGACATACATGTCAACCATTGCTTGCTTCGTTCTGTTGTTTTGTGGTTGGTTTTTTTCTGACGTTTGATTCTATCGTTACGCACTCAACAGCATCAGGACAACTCCGGATAGAGGTCACGCAAATTTCGTCAGCGACCTGACCACAACCCCAATAATCCGGCAATCATCTGAGCGACCCTCAGCCAATCCGCCACTACAGCTTCCCTGCATTGGTGCTGGATTTTGCATCCCGCTCAGCAGATCTTTTTTCTGCAGCTGCAAGATCGCTCACCGTCGCGGCAGTGGTATTGATATCGCCGGCATACTTTTGAATGACGATGGAAACCTTTTTCCCGCTCCAGAAAAGCGTTTCGTTTGAAAAGCTAGATCCCGACTTGGTTTTCACAGGTTCAGAGGTGCGCCGGGTCGGAGGTCCGTATTTATTTGTGAAAAGCTCCACAAGCGCCGAAAAATTGTCGCTGTTAGTCGTTAAGTAAAACGTTTCCACACCGAGACCGCCCGCGAAGGCGGAAAGCCCGTACCCGATGCCTATTTCCGGGCCGCCTTTTACGGTATAGAGATTCGTATAGGGCGGTTCATAGCACATCGTTTTACTAACTACGGTCCTGGGCGGGCACTGGGGTAGGGCGGCATCAATCTTCTTGTCAAATCTGAGCCCCATAAATGAGTCGGGCTCTCGATCCCATGCCTTTGCCTTGCCAGCGGGCGCTGCGTTGAGCGGCCCCGAAGCGAGCAAGGCTATTGCCAGAATAGGCAGTAATTTGAATTTCATGACATTCCTTTGCGTGAACAATTGACGATAAATGGTATGAGTAAGGCTCTGTACATGGCGCCCGCGACCGCATACCGGCAAGCTGGCTACCAAAGTACTGATGACCAGAATACCTTTCCTACGACGATTATTTGCTTGTCGATCATATCTTGTGCGCTGTACTCCTCATCGGAGTGCTCGTCGCGGTTGTAGCTCCGCATCCTTATCCCTCCGCCTGGAAGGCGATAAAGCATTTTCACGCGCAACTGACCATCGTGATTGATGGCGTACATTTTTCCGTCAACTATGGTCGTTGTGCCTCGATCAACGCCAACAGTGCTCTTGTCAGGCAGCACCGGCTCCATGCTGTTGCCGCTTACGGTGACGCACACGGCCTCGCTGGGTTGAACGTTTTGGCGGCGTAGGGTCAGCTTTCCAAAGCGCAACTTCTGTTGGTGCGACTGCTCGACTATTGTCTTCCCGCTTCCAGCAGACAGCTCTACTTCCTTTAAAAAAGGCACGTATACCTCGTCGTCGTCGAGCGGTGTTTCGTCATCCCATACGTCGAATGAGCCCAATATCTCCGCATTTGATTCGACTGGTTTGGCCTTTGGGGTTGGATCATCCAAGTCCTGCCGCCCCCGTAACTGATCGGTGCTGACTCGAAAATACTCCGCAATCTTCGCGATGTGCTTGTCCGCAGGGTCCGCGATTTTCTCGCTGAGAATCCTGGAGATGGTGGATTGAGGTACCTCTGTCCGCCTGTGTAGCTCTGTAGGCGTTATCCCATCACGGGCCAGAAGCTCTTTTAAGACCTTAGAAACAGTGCGCTTGTGCATAGCGACGATATTGATTCGCGCTGATGCATATGGCAAATGCTGTTCTGCAATTGCGCGCATGCATTGATGCATATATCATGACCTTATCAATCAAGGAATTCATCCATGAGCAAAGTGACCCATCAGCAAAAAGTGGAGGCGATCCGGAACTCCGGCCTGACTTACGCAGAAATCGCAGAGCGCTGCGATGTCGACACCTCCACGATTTTCCGGATCCGGCAAGGCTCTATTGCCGATCCGCGCTATTCGGTTGGCTTGGCCATCGACGGCCTCTACTGCGGCGTAATGCGGAAAAAGGCAAAACATGCCGCTTAGTCAGTACGCGCATTTTGCTGTGCGCACTGACAGCTAACTACTTAAAAAAAGACGAGGTTTTACGAATGGAAAATTTCTTACGGTCCTGCCAGAGCGCAGTCCTCGAAAACGAGGCCAAGAACCTAGCAGCGAAAATGGGAGTCGCTCACGTGAGCCTGCTACAGCGCGCCAACCCAGACAACGATGCTCATCACCTGACCATCGAGCATCTGTTCGGGATTCTGCTGCACACGTAAGGCGCTTGCTGGCGAGTTCGGCTGCGATGTCGTTGAGCGCCAGCGCCCAGCGCCGAAACCGCTGCTTGCAGCCCTGGCACATCTCGCTGCCGAGTCGGGTGACGTGAAGCGCCTGATCTACGACGCCACCACTGATAACCACATCAGCCAGCACGAGAAAGCGCAGGGCGATAAGGCAATTCAGGAAGCAATCGACTCGCTCCAAGTGCTTCGAGAGTCGCTAAGGGCAGCGTAATTCCGCGCATGCGCGGTTTTGGAGGATGAAGAAATGCGCAGATTCAAGAGGAGCACAGGCAATTCAGGGGATCCGGCACCTGCACTAACAGGTAAGCGGCTCCAAAAGGTAGGCATAAAAAAACCACCTGGCGGGGTGGTTTCTTCAACAGCAAATACAGCAAAGCTCTGGAGCGAATAATGCCCATTTCACAACACGTCGTCAACTCTGACCGTCCGCGCCACGAAATTGCACCATCGCAAAACGTGGCGCGCACGATGTCATCGCAAGAAATTGCTGATCTTGTCAGTTCCCGACACGACAAAGTGAAGCAATCCATCGAAAGGCTTGCCGAGCGAGGCACAATTCAACTTCCCCCAATGGGGGTAGTTAAAAACCACCTCGGCCAGTCAGTCTCGGTCTTCCAGGTCAACAAGCGCGACAGCTTCATTGTGGTTGCCCAGCTCAGCCCGGAATTCACCGCAGCATTGGTTGATCGCTGGCAAGAGCTTGAGCAGTTGCAGGGCCGCGTCATCGCCACGCTGCCCGACTTCTCCAATCCTGCAGCCGCCGCCCGCGCCTGGGCCGAGCAGTTCGAACTCCAGCAGGCCGCCAGTCAGGCCCTGGCCATCGCTGCGCCCAAAGCCGAGTTCGTCGACAAGTACGTCGAATCGACCGGCCTTAAGGGCTTTCGCCAAACCGCCAAGCTGCTGGGTGCTAATGAGGCCCGCTTCCGTGAGTTCCTGCTTGATCGCCGGATCATGTACCGCATGGGTGGTGAATGGCAGGCCTACCAGAACCACGTTGACGCTGGCCGCTTTGAAGTGAAGACCGGCACCACTGACGGCGGGCACGCATTCAACCAAGCCAAATTCACCCCCAAGGGCGTCAACTGGATTGCCGGTCTGTGGGCTCAGTACAAGCTGGAGATCCAGCGATGAGCATTGATATCGAAAAGCTGAAGACCCTTTGCAAGGCCGTTATCTCAACGAACGATCAGTACCTTGAAGACGAACTGAATCCGCAGAAGCATCAGGCATACCTCGACGCAGAGGATGCACTTACCGAAGTGCTGATCCCTGGTGTCGTGCTTGAGCTGATCGCCGATAACGAGCGGCTTCAGAAATCACGCATCCCGGCTGGGCTTTACCGCGAACTGGTGGCCCTACGCGATCTCCGTGACCAGACCAAGAAGTACGTCGATTCCTACCTGCTGGATGAAGTGGAGAGCGCTGACAGCTGCGTATCCGAAGACCAGCACCTTTGCGCCTCTGAGCTGAGCGAATGCCTGATGGATGCCTTTGAGGCGCACTGGGATTCGGCGATGAGCAGTGCCGCACAGAAAACACCGGAGGCCCAGTAATGGCCGGAGACTGGATAAAAATGCGAATCGACCTTCAGACGCATCCGAAAGTTTTCCGCATGGTGTCCGCATTGCAAGCGGACAGATTGCGGATTATCGGCGGACTGCACGTCGCCTGGAGCATATTCGACACCCATTCTGACGACGGAGTACTGCACGGTTACAGCGTTGATGCTATGGACGCGGTAGTGGGCTGGCCGGGCTTTACGCAGGCCATGATCGACGTTGAGTGGGCCTCAGTGCAGGAGGACGGAAGCCTTGTAATGCCTCGCTTTGACGAGCATAACGGTGCCAGTGCCAAGCGTCGCGCCAATGACAACGAACGCAAGCGAAATGATCGTAAAACAGGTCGTGTCCGCAATGTGTCCGCTTCCGATGCGGACAGTTTGCGGACCAGAGAAGAGAAGAGAAGAGAAGAGAAGAGAAGAAAGAGCAAGATCAAAAGCAAGGCGCTGGCGCACCGGCGAAGTCTGGCAAGTTCGACCCGCTCACTGCAAAGCCGGAGAACGTGTCCGACAAGGCCTGGGCCGACTGGTGCCAGCACCGCAAGGAAATCCGCAAGCCATTGACAGCCAAGAGCTGTGAGCAGCAAGCCAAGGCGCTGGTGGGCCATTCAGCCCCTGACCAGGTTTTGGCTACCTCGATCAGCAACGGATGGACAGGCATTTTCCCGGATAAGCTCTCGACCAACGTTCACCAGTTCCCGCAGTCGCGCCACACCGGCTTCGACACTCGCGATTACAAGGCCGGCCTAACGCCGCGCGGGGATGGCACCTATGACTTCTGAATTTCTGAGTGTCGACCTTACCGTGCACGACCTTGAGCGCCGCTTTGGTGTTGTCTCCAAGCAGGCGGCCGAATGCCCAACGCACGGTGCCTATGCCGCGATCATCCGCAAGAACGCTGATACAGCATCTGGATGCCCTGGCTGCGCCGCTGACGCGCAGCTGAGACGCGATCAGGACGAACAGCGTGCGATGTATGCCCGAATCGCCGAAGAGCTCCTGGAGCGCAAGCTGGGGGCTTCCATGATCCCGAAACGGTTCATGGGCAAGACCTTCGCTGACTTCCGCGCCGGGACGCCCGAGCAGAAAGCAAACCTCGCCAAGTGCGTCGATTACGCCCAGTCGTTCCCAATGCACCTGGACGAGGGTCGCTGCATCGTAATGACCGGCACGCCCGGTACTGGCAAGACGCATCTGGCAGCGGCAATCGCCGGCCACATCATCGCCCAGCACAACGCGACAGCCGTGTATCGCACCGTCGGCGGCCTGCTCCAGTACATCAAGGGCAGCTACGGCGACCGGGCCGAGTACTCCGAGAAGGAGGCATTCGCCAGCCTGATCGACCCTTCGCTGCTGATCATCGACGAAGTGGGCGCCACCAAGCCGACCGAGTTCGAGCTGGCCACCTTGTTCGCCGTGATCAACGGCCGGTACGAGGAACAGCTGCCCACCATCGTGATTTCCAACATCGACGCCAAAGAGCTGGGCGCGGTACTGGGTGATCGCAGCGTGGATCGGCTGAGAGAGGGTCGCGGTATTGGCCTGGTATTCGAAGGCGCCTCTGAGCGCAGCAAGCGGAGAGCGTCGTGATGAAAGCGGAAAGACTAATGCTTTGGGTATTCGGTATCGGCTTCTGGGCGATGTTCATCCTCTCGCATTTCGCTTTCAGTCAGCGAGACGATGCCCGCCAGTTCCACGCGCAATTCAACGACATGCAGCTGGTCTGCCGGATGGTGAAGCCATGAACCGCGCAAACCCAGCACAACTGCGCCAGGCGCTCGAACTGGCCAGTGCCTACGCCAAGGCCGGCATCCGATTCGTATGCATGCCAGTGGTAGACGAGGCAGATGGCATGAACCTGAACAGTCAGGCCCAGCAGCGCCTTGAGCGCATGGCATTGATCTTGGAATCAGCGGAGAGACCGGCATGACCGAATTCGTAGAAGTGAAGACTGCCGATCTGATCGGTGCTGCGCTGGACTGGGCTGTGGCTCAGGTTGAAGAAGTGAAGACGATCATGCTTTCCCCAAGGTTCAAAGAGCCGAAAAAGCCATTTGCACTGTATGGCTCGATGGCCATGCCGATTGGTGATGGTGAGCAGGGTTACGCACCTTCGACCTGCTGGCATTGCGGCGGTCCGCTGATCGAGAAGTACAAGCTCGACATCGGGGCACCTTTGGAAATTAAGAGCGGACCGTGGAATGCGGCCACAGAGTGGGGAAATCCCATTGGGTACAAGGCCGAAACCCCGCTAATCGCTGCCTGCCGCGCCATTGTCGCCTCGGTACTTGGCGAAATCGTAAGCGTGCCCAAGGAGCTGCTGTCATGACTGTCGATATCGAAAAGCTGGAAGCGCTGGCCGAGGACGCAATTGACCAAGCAAAGCGCTGGAAAGATGCTGGCGAGCCTTGGCCGATTTGGAACAAGTGCCTGCTAGAAATGCAGGCCGCCACCAACCCTGCAGCCGTGCTGGAAATGACCCAAACTATCCGTGACCTGCAGTCATCGGTCCAAGGCCTTAATACCGGCTACGAAGCTTACGAGCGGGTGAATGCTGAGTTGAGGGCTGAGCGCAAGGCACTCCGCAAGGATGCCAGCCTGCACTCTCAGCTTCAGCGCGCAGCTGAGGTACTGCCTGGAGCTTGGAGTGTCGAGATTGTGGTCGAGCACCATGCTGGATGGATTGATGTGTTCGACGACGGTGGAAACAAGGTCATGTTTGACGGAGAAGGCCACCTTGCAGATCAGGTTTCGGACGCTATTGATCTGGCGCTGACCCTGAGCAAGGAGGATTCCCAATGATACTCACATGGGAGCAACTCCTAACCCTGCTCAACACCGCCAAGGTTCTGCATAACGGCCGTGAAGCGTATTCGTTCTTGGGGGTGGCTCATGACTGAAATGATAATGCGCAGCCTCGACGACACCAGCCGGCTGCTCGGAATCCTCCACGGCACCGACTTCACCAAGCCGAAAAAGATCGTGATCAAAGATCAGGACCGAAGCGGGGAGCAGAACCGCTTGCTGCACAAGCTGCTGACGCAGGTAGCCGATCAGGTCGAATGGCACGGCAAGAAGCTCTCAGTAACCGTATGGAAGCGATTGTGCACTGCGGCATGGCTTAGGGAGGAGGGACACAATGCGATGCTTGTTCCGGCTCTGGATGGCAATGGCTTCGATATGATTTTCGAGCACACCTCGAAGCTGACCGTGAAGCAGTGCGCGAGCCTGATCACTTGGGTTGAGGCATTTGGGTCGCAGAGCGGCGTGAAGTGGGCGGCGCAAGATGTGTGGGGAGGAAAGTACTAATGACTGAGCAATGGAAAGCGATCCAGTCGAGCCCCGGCTATGAAGTCAGCTCGGAGGGCAGGGTAAGGGCTTTGTCTCGGACCTGCGAACTCACCCATAAGTCAGGAACCTCATATACGAAGGTTCTCCGTCCGCGCTTGATGAGCATCTACATCTGCAAGCGCACCGGTTACGCCCAGATCACTCTTGCCCGTCGGCAGCGAGCTCTAGTTCATCGCCTAGTCGCGCTGGCCTTCCTTGATAACCCAGAGTGCAAGCCGCAGGTAAACCATAAAAACGGGAAAAGGTCCGACAATCGTATCCAGAATCTGGAGTGGGTTACCGGGTCGGAAAACATCCTTCACGCCTTTCATCAGCTCGACAGGGCAAACCTGCATGAGGGCAAATTCAGCGGAGAGCACCCGACGAGCAAGGCAGTGATCGCTACAAACATGGCGACCGGCGCGATATCTGTCTACGAGTCAGCTATGGATGCCGTGCGCCTTGGCTTTGACAGCGGGTGTATTAGCCGATGCTGCGCAGGCCTAAGTCGTTTCCATCGCGGGCATACCTGGATGTTCGCTTCTGTCGAAACTTTGACGCAGAAGGTGGCCGCATGAAGCGCACCCCTCTACAGCGCAAAACCCCAATAAATACTGGTGGGCCACGCCGCAAGCGCTGCCCAGAGTGCCGTGTGATGTTCACCCCTGATCGGGCAGGTCAGGCGGTATGCGGCGAGATCGATTGCGCCATCTCTCACGGCCAGTCGGAAAAGGGCCGTGCTATCGCCGGTAAGGCCCTGGCCGAAGTAGGTCGGCGGGAAATCACGTTGCGCAAAGAGGCCCTGAAAAGTCGCAGCGATCACATGAAGGACACGCAGACGGCTTTTAACGCCTGGGTCCGTGAGCGTGACGCTGAGCTGCCTTGCGTGAGTTGTGGTCGCGACCACCAAGGTCAATGGCACGCAGGTCATTTCAGGTCGGCCGGTGGTCATCCAGAACTCAGGTTCGAGCCGCTCAACGTCTGGAAGCAGTGCGCGCCGTGCAACACGCACAAGTCCGGCGACCTGGTGAATTACCGGGCTGAGCTGGTGCGGCGCATAGGCATCGTCAGCGTGGAGTGGCTC